ATCCTTCGGGGGATTGGCTGGCGCCGCTGCCGGCGGTGCGGCGGGAGGTGCACCCGGCCCCGGTGAAGCCGGAATTGCGCCAGCTGCCGACAGCGGCACAACCTGCTGTTGCACGCGCGGTTCGTCGCCGAAGTCGACTTCGTCCAAGCCCTCCTCGGCGCGTGCTTCGTTAGGCGAGAAGATGCCGCCCTGCACGCCGCGCGCCAGCGCTTCGATGCGATCCTTCTGCGCCGATCGCAGCAGCGCGCCGGTATCGAATTCAACATATTCGTCTGGCTGTCCCTTGAGTTGGAACAGCACGCCAAAACTTTCCTCGATATGGTTCAACGCAAACCCTAAGCCCGACGCGATCCATGACTGCATCAGCAATTCGGTCGAGGCGTAGGTCGGCCCGCCGAGCCCAAGAATCTGCAGCGGCACGCGAAACGCCAGCGCGATGTGCTGCTCGGAAAATTTCATGACTTCGGCGAGCTCGGCATCTTTGCCGGGCACGTTCCACGGCTGCACTTTCAAGCCCGCGGTGAGGATCGGCGTGCCGCCGGCGGCCAGGCCCTTCGCCTGATCGTTCCAGCGATCGCGCAGTGACTGCACCTGCTCTTTGTCGAGCACCAGATCAGTTGACAGCACCGCCGACGGCCGCGCCTGGTTCAGGTAGAAATTGATCTGTTGCTGCGTGATCGCCGCGCCCGCCATGATATCGGCCAGCGCTGCCGTGAGCGGCGTTTCGCCGATCAGCGGGAACGGATGGCGCTTCGCCGTATGCAAGCGAACGTGCAGCACATCGCGCGCCGGCACCAGCAACGGCTCTTGCCCGATACGGCTGTCGATCACGGCATTGCCGGCCAGGCGATAGAACACATCGCCGGTGGTGGCGACCTGCGGTCCGGATTGCGCCGGGTTCATCAGATGCAATTCAGAGACTTCGAAGCGATCGTTGCGCAGCGCCAGCGCATAGGCGTTGCCCTCGAGGTAGAGCGAGCGCGTCGCGTTGAGCATGAAATCGGAAATCGACTGATAGCCGTTGGGATGACGCAGGATGCGCGACAGCGCCGACGTGGTGACGCGATCGCGGCCGCCCTTGTTGTTCATGCGCCAGTGATCGCCGGGACACATGGCCACCGTCTGCGAGTAGGCCGAAATGCACGCCTCGACCATGGCCGATCGGCTCGACGGGAAGATCGGATCATATCCAAGCTGCCACCAATTCATGTTGCAGCCGACATCGGCGGGTAACAGCCCGCCCGTGATGGGCAGCCACCACGGGCCAGGCCGATAGTCGCCTTCGCCTTTGGTGAAAGGCGTCAGGATCTTCGATATGAGCGCAGCGAAGCGCGTCACGATGTCGGCGAGCTCCCATGCGGGCGCGCGGCGCGGGTTTGATAGCCGCCGCCGCCTGGTTTCTTCGCTTCGACTTGTCGCGTGACGTGCGGATCCGGTCCGCTGCCGTCGTCTTCCTTGTCGGCGACATGCGCGCCGAGCGCGGCGAGGTCGTTTTCCTCTTGCGTCGGCGTTGGCTTGCCTTTCGACAATTTTTCCTGCGCTTCGGCTCGCGTCTTGTCGCTCGCCTCGCGGCTTTCCGCCAAGGCTTTCTTGGCGGCTTCATTCGGATCGTGTTCAGCCATGATCTGATGTCCTTTCGTTCGTTGTTTGATCCTTTGAACCTGCAGCCGTGCGCTGCAAGTCTACCAGGTAACGCCGGCGACCCAGGCGACGACGCCGGTGCGTCGCAGTGTCCAATTGATCGGCAGGATCAGCCGCAGGGCCATCGAGTCGGTCTGCCACAACGAACGCACCGGCGCGGCAACAACCGCAGGCGTGCCGGCCGTGCCGATCGGCAGCGGCGTGGTGTCTTCCTCATGCAGCGTCGCCTGGTCCGAGACTTCGAACCGCGGCGCGTCACCGCCAGCGACGACGAAATCGGCGGCGTCGATCAGGATCACGGTGGCGAGCGGCACGGTGCCGGAGTCGATGATCGGATAGCTTTGCAGCTGCCCGGCGCGGACTTCGTCGCGGAACGGGAACACGCCGCTGTTCGGCCCGACGATCAGGCCAGCGCTGTTGACCTGTTGCGGGTTCATCAGCCAGGCCGGCGAGCGCAGGTGGCCGGTCGTGCCGGTGATCAGCGCGCCGGTCAGTTGCTTGATGTCGCCGACCAGCGCATTGAAGCCGCCGCCGGTGGTTGCCGTCAGCGCTGCCACGCCGTTGAGAATGCCGGCTGGCCGCACCGTGGTCGCCGCGTTGGCATCGATCAACACGCTGTCGAGCGAAACCGCAGTATCTTCCTGCACCGCCTGGCGCAGCAGCCCTTCGATCGCCGGCACGCTGTGCTCGTCCATCTCACGCGTCCACTGCGTGATGACGGCCATCTTTTTCGGCGTCAGGATCTGCGCCGTGAATTGGCCCTGGCGCACCGGGATCGGTGCACCCTCGCCGACGAACGAACCCGCGACCGTGGGAGTCCTCGCCCGCGTCGGGATGGAGATGCGGCCGGCGCGGCCGAAACTCAACGACAGGCCCATCGCCGACAACCGCGGAAACACCGACTTCGGCATCAGCGTTTCCATGAAGTTGGCGTAAACGGTCGTCGCCAACTCAGCAGCCCAGCCGGTGACCGTGGTCATGGCCGGCGCCGTCGCCGCGCGCTCGACGTAATCGACGAACGCTTTCGTCATATCATCGCCATACGCGGGGTAGACCTGCGCCAGCACCGCGCGCGTTTCGTCAGTGCTCTTTTTGTATTTGTGCGAAAACGCCCCGATCACGCCGGCGCGAATGATCAGTTCGACCGGATCGAGTTTCTTTGCCGGCATGTTGAACGGTCGCGCTGGAGCGGCTGGCGCCGCCGGCAGCTGGATGCGCCGGCTGTTGTCATCCGATGACAACGCGACGTGCCGCTCGGCTTCCTTCAAAGCGTCGCGGCTCTTTTCCTCTTGCGTGATCTTGGCGGTGAGCTCGCGCGTCGTCTCGAGCTCGGCGTCGGTGACATTGCTGTCGTCCTGGTTTTTTAGATGCTCGGTCAGCTTGTCGCGAAGCGCATTGATGCGCGCTTCGGAATCGGTGATGCGCTGTGCAAACGACATGGCATTGCTCTTTTGCCTGCGAGATATTTCGGCGGCCTTGCCGGTGAGACGACGATCGGTTCTGCGCTCGCTTCGGCTGCCGGACTTGGCAAAAGCGACTGCAATCGTGTCGTCGGAAATTCCGAGAGACTTGGCGACGGCCAGCGCGTTCGGATTGGCAGGAACGGAGACGAGTGACGTTTCGACCAGTTCCTGACGGTTGAAGCGCTGGCCGCCCCAGGGATCCTTGGCGTCGATCGGCTCCTGATCGATCGGAGCAAAGCCGACGCTGACGGCTTTCAAGATTCCGACTTCGACCAGGCGGCGAATTTCGTCGATGCGTGCCGACGTGCCGGCTGGCGCGAGCTCGAGGCGACCGCGCAGCGCGGTGCCTTCGGTGCGCAGATTGTGCCAGCGGCCGATCGGAAAATCCGAGCGATGCCCAAACAAGGCGATCGGGTTTCGTTTGAAGTTGTCGAGCTCCCAACCGGCGGCCGAAATGATATCGCCCATGCGATCCGGCGTTTCATCCGACAGGATGAATTCCATGCCGTTGACGGTTTCGGCGTGCGTCTTGCGCACCACCGGCGGCGCCTGGCGTTCTTCCCACGCCGTTTCGCATTGCCCTTCGACGTCGGAAACGTCGAGCGACTGATCGTCGTCGAGCATTTCGCTAACGCAGCGATCGATGAATTCTTCGCGGTCTTCATCCGGATCCGGTTGCGGCACCTGGCGCTGCTCTTTGTGCTCTTCGCGCCAGATATTGAGGCAGGCGGCGACGGCCTGCTCTTGTGGCCGCTTGTCGTCGCCGGTGCCGATCATTTCCGGCACGCAGCGCGCCATGAATTCCGATTGCGTTTCGTCCTTGTGCGGCTTCATCGGCATGGCGATGGTCCTCACTTGAAGGCGAGCAGCAGGAAAGCGATGATCACCAGGATGGCGAGCAGCGTCACCATCAGCCAGAAAAAACGGCGACGGCGCCCGTCCCGGTTCGGCGCGTGCATGGCGCGGAAATCTAGAGTCGCCGCGGCAGCGGCACAGCGCCAAACAGCAATTGAACGATCAGGATCAGCGCGATAATGGCGACGATCGCCCATAGTAATTTCGGCACGATCGCCGGCAGCGGCACACCAACAAGCTGCAACAGCCACAGGATCAGCCAGACGATGATCACTGCGATCAGGACATACAAAACGACATAGAGCAGGCCGATCAATAGCGCTTCCATGATGCCCGTCTCCCTATGTCGTTTCGAGCACGACGGCGAATTCGCGCTGCTCGTTTTGCGGCACCGGATCGTCGCGCCGCCCAGAGCGAAACTTGATGAACACCGCCGAGCGCATGTAATCGAGCGGAATTAGCACCGCGGTGCCAGGGCGCACTGCAATCATGACTTCATTTCCGAGATGATCGAACAGGTCGTTAAAAAATTGCCCATCGGTCGAAATCTGGAACGTCAAATTCGTTGCCGGATCCCAGGCGGCCGGCATGGTGATGCGCATCAGCTGGCCGGCGCTGCAGTCGAGCACTTCGGATAATGCCTCGCCGACCAAGACGATCGGACCGTTGACGATGGTAAGCGTGCCTGGTTGCGCCATGGCTGCGAAACTCCCCAAATCTTCAGCCGATCAGCGCTTCGATGTCGACTGGCTTATCGTTCTTGATCAGCGCCAGCGAAAACGCCATTGCCAGCGCGACCAGGCCATCGATGCGGCCGGAGCTCTTCGCCTTGTCGAGTTTTCGATCGCCGGTCGGCGCGCGCGTGATCACCGCGTTCGCCGCGTTCCACGTCAGCACCGGATGGCCGCCGTGCCGGATGCGCTTCTGCACGACCAGCCGCTCGAGGATGTTCACCGCCGGCGACATGTCCTTGAAGCCCTGGCCATGCGGCACCAGCTGCACGTTGCAGCCGATGCCGTCGAGCTCGCGCTTCAAGTCGGCGATGCGCCAGGCGTCAAACGCCAGCGTCATGATGCGATATTGCCCGTTGAGCTCGGCGATCTTGATCGCGACCGCTTCCGGATCGGTGGTGTCGCCGGCGTGATAGACCAACCCGTCACGAATCCACACGTCATAGGGCACGCGATCCTGGTCGACACGCTCCTGCACGTTTCCCGGCAGCCAGTAATGCGGCTGCACATGAAACACGCCATCGATGTCCTGATGCACCAGCACCAGCGCCGACATGTCGCGCGTCGCGCCGAGATCGACCGCGGCATAAACGCGGCTGCCGAGCGGAATTGCGGTCGGACCGGCGCACGCCATCCATTCGCTGCGCTCGATAAACCGCGCATGCGCCGCCACACGCTGGTTCAAGATCAGGTTGCGAAATGCATTCTCCTGCGCCGGCATGCGCTGCGCCTGCTGCGCCAGACGCTTAACGTCGGCGAGCGAACGGAAATCGTCGAGCGCCGGATTGGCCGCGGCCCACGCCTTGCGCGTCCACGGGTTGGCGTCTTCCGGCGCGCAATAGAGCGACAGATAGAAACTCGCATCCTTGATGTCGCCGGCTTTGACCCGAAGCCCGTAATCGATCAGCTGCGACATCGGCGCGAAATCGTCGGCCGCCTGCGTCGAGATCACCAACAGCAACGGATTCTCGCGCGCGCCCATAGCCGAGTCCATCGCATCGTATAGCTCGCGATTCGGCGCCTGGCCGAGCTCGTCATACACGACGAACGACGGATTCAAACCCATCTTGGTTCGCGCTTCCGACGACAGCGCCGAATAGATCGAACCGTTTTCCAGATCGATGATGTTTTTCTGAAAACTGATGATGTTGCAGCGCGCCGCCAGCCAGGGATGATGATCAATCAGCGCCACCATCTCGTTGAAAATCTTGCCGGCTTGAAAGCGATCGTTGGCGCAGCTGTAAATTTCGCCGCGGCTTTCCGCCTCCGGTCCGCATAAGTGGCACAGCGCCAGCGCGGCCGCCAATTGCGTCTTGCCGTTCTTGCGACCCATCGACAGGATCGCCGTGCGGATCGGCCGGCTGCCTCGGTGCTCGCGATAAACAGCTTCGATAAACTGCCGTTGAAAGCGCCGCAACCACAGCCGACTCGATGCGTCCTTGCCGGAAGTGATCGTCAAGTCGGCGCAAAACGCCATCACCCGTTCGGCACGCGTCAACCCCGGCTTGTCCCACGGATTCGGCTGCTTCAGCGCTTCGCGATTGCGAAAACGCAACGCCAGCGGCTTCGCGCCAATTCCTCGTAGGCCCATCGTTTTTGCGAAGCGCGCCGGGAGAAATTTTTTCTCTGCGGCCCGCTAAGTCCTTACTATGTGAAAATTTCAGTGCCCGCGGGGTATTCGCCAGGGGGTATGGTGTATTCTGTTACCGCCCCCCGGCCCGCGAGTAGAATTTTTTTCTATCCCGCGAGGTAGACCGCACCTGGTTTGCTGGATGCTTCGGATCGATCGGCCATCCATCGTCGGCGATATCGTTGTGATAGCCGCAGGTCTCGAGCAGCCGTTTGCCGCGGTCGTGGCAGGGTTTGCACAACGACTGCAGCTTGCCGAGCCAGAACAGATTGGCATCACCATGGTGTGGTGTGATGTGGTCGGCGATGGTTGCTGGTGTCAGCACGCCACGCTGCGAACACATGGTGCACAACGGTTCGATCATCAGCTGATGGCGTGATCGGTTTTGCCAGCGTCGTTTTCCGTACCAAAGATGCCAATCGGCTAGTGCAGGCATGGTGTTTGCTGAAAAGGTAGGGACGCACAGGACGACGGTGGAAGGCAGGGCGGCATCTGTGCGTCCCTTGGGTTTCCGCCGCTTGGAGGCCCACACCGACACGGCGGAAAAGCGCGCTGCACGTCGGCGAGAGTCCAACGCCAAGGACTTTCGCCGGCAAAACAAGCCGTTATTTCGGTGTGGGAACCAGCCCTATAACTGAAAACGGCTCAGGACACAAGCGATAGCGGCGCTAGGTTGCCGGCCGGGAGCTCGACCGGCACCATCTGCCCGAGGAGCTCGAGCAACACGCGTTCGCGTTCCTGGCCGGTCATGCCCTGGTAAAGTGCAACATGGCCTTCGAAGCTACCGGACAGGATTCGCACCTGCTGGCCAGGCTGTAAGGCATTCGGTTTCTTCGGCAATTTGACAAATCCTTCGACTTCACGCCGGCGCAAGCTTTCCACGACATCGTCTTTCAGCCGTGCCGGATGTTCGCCCGCCATCAGCACGCGTTGCACGCCGGCCGTCCATGCGATCGGATACCAGCGCGAGACGATTTCGACGAGCACATAGCAGGGAAACAATGGCGCCGATCGTTCGCCGGTTCGAATGCGGGGCAGATAGGTTTCGAAGCCGGCGCGCTCGAGGAACACTTGCACGGTCTGTTCGCGCCTGGTCTGTGTCTGGACGACAGCCCAATACGTCACACCCATCCCCTACAACCTACAACCTGGCAGCCGACGCGGCCGGCGCAAATGCGATTGGGCGCTAATGCGCATTCTCTTCGGAACAAGGACAATCCAATTGCTCCGCGCAATAAGCGCGGGCAATTTGCGCGCTCTTGCGCAATTGTCCTTATTCCGAAGGAATTGCGCGCGGTTAATTGCGCACTCGCCTGCGCAATTGTTGCGCCTATTGCTTTGCGAAATTGCGCGGTCAATTTCCATCGCGATTTCCCGGCCACCCATAGTTGAAAGCCTGTTGTTCCGGTTGCATGTCGTCGTGCCCGTTGCCGGCCGCCTTGCGGTGTTTAGGTGCCGCCGGATCGAGCTCGGAAACGACGCGCGGACTGGCGCGACGCTGGCGTGGCGATCGGTACTGGATCTGCTCAAGCCGCTTGTTGCGCTTCAAGTCATCGACCAGCTTTTCAGCGGCGGTGCGGGTTTCTATTTCGAAAAACTCCTGCGCGAAGTCGACGATCGACCGGCCGGTTTTACGGCCGCGGCTGTCGAAGGCATAGAACTCGCCGGTCGGCTGGCCATCCTGATCGACGATTCCCTGGTCGACACGTTTGAAGAAAGCAACGATTTGCGCCTCGAGCACGCTTGGCCCTTCCGGCTTCCATGGGATCAGCACGCCGACGTCATCGCCCGGGAGCTCCGGCGTCTTGTTGTCAAGCGTTATGGTCTGCTTGAAAAACCAGCGCGCGAACGGGCTGATGATGTTTAGATTCGCCTTGGCGTCGTCATACCGCAGATACAAGCCGCGCTTGTCCTGATCGGCGGGTTTCAGCATGGTTTCGGCTTCGCGCGTGGTCATGGGGAACAGCGTCGACACGATGCGCGCAATGCCGATCAGCGCGCCGGCGCCTCGAGCAGCGTCGACGTCACCGGCCATGCCGGTCGCATATTTCTTCGTGTGGTGCACCAGGCAGACGGCGACGCGCGTGCAACGTGCGACTTCGCGCCAGATGATACCGGCCCATTTCAGTTCGCTGTTGGAATTTTCGTCGCCTTCGAACGTCTCGGCGAACGGATCGACGAAGATGATGTCGATCTGATTGTCGAGGATGATCTTCACCAACTGCTCGAGCAATGGCGTGCGCACCAGCGTTTTCGTCTTGGCGTCGAATTTTGCCACGACGGCGCCGCCGTTGGCGGAATTGTCGACCAGCGCAATGCTGTTCCTGATCGCGTCTTGATCGACGTTCATGACACGCGCAGCTGCAGCCAGGCGCCGGCGCATTTCGTCGACATCGTCTTCGCTGTTGATCACCATGACGCGAAATTTCTGCCGTGGGATCCAACCGGCCCACGCTTTACCCTGCGCGCAGGCGATGCCAAGCTGCAGCGTCAGCAGGCTTTTGCCGGATCCGGACGGCGCCACCAGAACAGACACCTGGCAGCGCATCAGCAGGCCAGGCACAGCCCAATTGCGTACCGGAAGGGTGGGTTCATCGATCGGGAACGGATAGATGACGGGCAGGACGGGCGCCGGGACGGCCGCGCCGTTGCCCTTTCCGTTTGTGGCAGGTGTTCTAATTTGTGGCAGATGCTCGACAATCTCCCACAGTTGCGCGGCCGACCCGTCACGTCTAATGAACCAGTCGGTGATGTCCTCGCTTGGCTGCATGCTGCAATGGTCGGCCAGGTCGAGCAGCCGCACGCAGGCGGCAATCGGCAACAGATTCCTGGCGACTAGATTGCCGTGGTTGCGCCCTGGTTCGTCGTTGTCGACGCAGATGACCACATTGGCATCACGGAAGATTGGATTGAACTCTGGCCACCATTTGCCGGCGCCCATGGGATTGCAGGTGGCTGGGATGCCATGGCGGGCCAATGTGAGAACGTCTTTTTCGCCTTCGCAGATAAAGACGGGATGGTCCTCGGCGATAGCTTCGATCAGTTCCGGAAGGTGGAACGGGACGATGCGCACGCCTTTGATCGACCATTTCTCCTGTTCTGGACCCACACGCTGCCGGAACTGCTTGGCTGCATTGACAGGTTCGAAGCGCAGCACCTGGAATAGGCGCTTGCCGAGCTCGTCGACGTAATCATAGGTAGCCTTAATGGGACCGAGATCGTCGTTGCTGACGTGGCCTTCGGTCTGGTCGAACCGCTCGCCGCTGCCTTCCTTGCAGTTCTGGCAGTACCAGACGACACCATCATTCTTGATCTCGACGTTGAGGTAGCCACCGGAGCAATTTGGACATGACGTTGTATATTTGCCCTTGCGCGTTTCCACGTAATCGATCTGATGACGACGCAGCAGTTCTTGCGCGGTGGCCATGCGGGCTACTCATTCATCGGCCTGGTTGTGCAATTGGTCATGGCATGCGGTGCACACCGCCACGAGATCGAACAGCGGTTCATTGAACACGT